CCCGCGCTCGCGCATACCAGTGCTATATAGATGCCAGTGCGCTCGCGCACGAGACCAGTGATGCCAGTGGCCGCGAGGCCAAAAAAAAAGGCCACGCCTTGCGGCGTGGCCTTAGCGTTAGGTAACCTAACGGTCAGTCTTTCAGTTTTAGCTTTTGCGGCAGTTTCGCCTTGAGTTCGTCTCGCCACGCGGCGAGGATCAGACTCAGATCACCCACATTCACTTCCGGGTTCCGCTGATTCCTCGACGCTGCATCTTTGGCGAACTGCTCGAAGGTTTCGAGCAGTGTCTTTGACGGTTTCGGCGAAGGCGTGCCGTTCGGCGTCAATGCCTCATCCCGGAGCCGGAACGCCTCATCCACCATGATCCGGTGCTGGTTCCGAATGTACCAGACATCCTGCCGTGCCGTGTTCTGCAAGGCAGCACGGGCAATCTTCACTGGATCATTCTCCGGAAGAGCGCGGGCCGCGGGCCCGTCCAGTCCCAGACTCTTGCGTGCGTTGCGGCCGCCGTGGCGAGAATCGTAGTCTGCCGCGATCAAGGGAAGCCGTGCGGCCCGATACTTGGCCATAGCTTCGCTGGATGACGCCTTCGATTCTTTTGCCTCCCCCCACGCGGCGTGAGCCGCGTCATACGTGGCCCGATCCTCTTCCGGATCGGGCATTCGGAACAGCGCGCCGAACGTGATCAGGAACAGGATGGATTCAACGATGATCCTGCGCCCTGCTCCCATTGCGGCCGCGCAGGCTTCGATGGTGTTGATCTTAAACAATGCTTTCATGTACTGAACTCCGACTGGGTTGCCGTTAGGAAGCCTAACGGATCGGACAGCAAAATCGCCGCCGATGGGTGAACTATGGGCCCCGCCACCGCATACGTCAACCTTTCCCCAGCTAACCCCACCTACCCCCCACCCCCCGATGTCAGCGTCGGAGTCCCGCCCGCGCCGCTACGCTTTAATCCGCACAAACAACTCCGTATTTTTGAAATATCCCCCCCTTTACTGTTTTGGAGTCCCTGATTTATTTTTAGTACTACAAAATTTTCTGTATACTTCAGTTATGGATATGCTCCTTCCCGATATCGAAGACGATATTCCGCTGCCCAAAAGGGCATCAGAAGCCTTTCCTGATCTGCTACCCAACGAAGAATTGGAAATGCGGGTACGGACAATCAAGCTGTTGTCCGATCTGACGGGCGAACCGGTCGTGCCAACGGCACAACACAGAATAGAAGCACATGATTTGGCGCAGCAGATGATGCAGAACCCCAAGTTGCGCCCCGACTACAACCGCTACCCCAACGAAACAATGGCGTATCTGGCGGGAATGGTGGCTCAGACCAAATGTATGTTGGTCGATGAGCTATCTGAACTGAAAATGTACGTCATTAATAAGCTGGTGCATGAGATTGAACACGCCCAGATGCCCAAAGACCGCATTGCAGCCCTGACAAAGCTCGGGGAAATCGATGGCGTGGACGCATTCAAGCGGCGAAGTGAGATCACCGTACAGATAAAGCCGATTGAAGAGGTCGAAAAGGAGCTTCTGTCGGTATTGGAGAACATCGAATACGCCGTAGAGCCTGAAATCGCCCCCATCCCCGCGCAAATCGCCCTAAATGACTGACCAAATAGCCCCGAAACTGTCACTTTCTGACATACAAAGGCTGAAAGCTGCCCTGCCCAACCTCCCGGACAAGGAAAAACGCCGCGTAGCGGAGCTTTTGAAGCAGTATCAGGCGCAGATCACGCAGATTAAGGGCCGGGACTCCTTTTTGGACTTCATTGGACACGTTTACCCCGGATATATGGTGGGGCCCCACCACCGGAAACTTGCCCGCATCTTTGAGGAGATCGCAGCGGGTAAGAAGAAGCGGGTGATCGTCAATATCGCCCCCCGACATGGCAAGTCGGAGATGATTTCCTACCTTGCCCCGGCATGGTTTCTGGGGAAGTACCCCCAGAAGAAGATTATCATGGCCTCGCACACAGCCGATCTGGCGGTTAACTTCGGTAGGCGAGTAAGGAACCTTGTTGGAAGCGACCTCTACAACGACATCTTTCCTCAAGTCGAGCTTCAAGCAGATAGCAAGAGTGCTTCTCGTTGGGGTACAAACTTCAATGGGGAGTATTTTGCTATTGGTGTTGGCGGCGCTCTTGCCGGTCGTGGCGCTGACCTATTTATTATTGATGACCCTCACTCAGAGCAGGAAGCCAAGCAAGGAAGACCCGATGTCTTCATCCCTGCATGGGAGTGGTTCCAGTCAGGCCCCATCCAGCGACTGATGCCGGGCGGTGCCATCATCGTGGTGATGACACGGTGGAGCAAGCTGGACCTGACGGGTCAGATCATCGACCACATGACGCGGAACGATGACGCCGATGAGTGGGAGGTGGTCGAGTTCCCTGCCATCCTGAACGAGAAACCCCTGTGGCCTGACTTCTGGCCGCTGGAAGAATTGATGGCGAAGAAGGCGGGCATGGACCCCCGGTACTGGCAAGCCCAGTATATGCAGCAGCCCACGGCGGAAGAAGGCGCGTTAATAAAGAGGGAGTGGTGGCAGATATGGGAGAAGGACGATCCGCCCAAGTGTGACTTCATTATTATGTCCTTGGACGCAGCCCAAGAGACCTCCAATCGAGCGGACTACAACGCGCTCCTGACATGGGGCGTGTTCTTCAATGAAGAGACAAACAACCACAACATCATCCTGCTGAACGCCATCAAGAAGCGTCTGGAGTTCCCGGAGCTAAAGCAGATGGCGCTGGAGGAGTATAAGGAGTGGCAGCCAGACGCCTTCATCGTGGAGAAGAAATCTAACGGTGCGGCGCTGTATCAGGAGATGCGGCGCATGGGCGTGCCCATAGGTGAGTTCACCCCCGGCAAGGGGCAGGACAAGATCAGCCGGGTGAATGCCGTGTCTGACCTGTTTTCCGCCGGGATCGTGTGGGCACCTGACCGGCGCTGGGCACGGGAGGTAATAGAGGAGTGCAACGACTTCCCGGCGGGACGGAACGATGACTTGGTGGACGCCACCACACTTGCACTGCTGCGGTTCCGTCAGGGAGGGTTTATTACTCTCCCGTCTGATGAGGTAGACTTGCCCTACCAGTATGCTCCCAGAAAGGCAGCGTATTACTGATGATTACTCAGCAGCACATGGGTCGATATAGCCTGCTCAAACGCCTCACTGCACAAGTCGGCGGGGATGAGGAGATGGCTAAAAAGATTCTTATACAGCGGGGCCATATGCGCGAAGATGGTACGCTGACCCCCGAAGGCGCTTCCCGAGACAGGATGACAGCAGAAGAGCGAGCGAAAGATCGCGCTGTCAAACTGAGCAAGGGAAGAAAAGTTAAAGATTATGTATATAATCCCGCCACAAACCGGGCGAGATTGAGGAGCCGATAATGAGCATCGACAAGGCTTTGAACCGTGCCCCGTCCGGGCTGGCTGATCTGTTGGGAGTTAGTGACTCCGGTCCCGCGTTGGAGATTGAGATCGAAGACCCGGAAGCTGTGCGGATAAACGCAGGCGGGATGGAGATCAATCTTGGTCCTGATGAGCAGGCAGAGGGCGACTTCAGCGACAACTTGGCTGAGACGATGGACGAGTCGGCACTCATGTCGATGGCCGAGGAGTTGGCGGGAGATATTGAGAATGACCTTGCCAGTCGCAAAGACTGGGAGGAGACCTACGTTGAAGGTCTGAAGTTGATGGGCCTCAAGTATGAGGAGCGGATGGAGCCGTGGAGTGGGGCCTGTGGTGTAGTCCACCCCATGATTACCGAGGCTGTTGTCCGGTTCCAAGCCGAGACGGTGATGGAGACATTCCCGTCAAGTGGCCCCGTGATGACCAAGATTATCGGCAAGGAAACGCCGGAGAAGCTGGAGGCAGCGGAGCGGGTCAAGGAGGACATGAACTATCAGCTTACGGAGCGGATGATTGAGTACCGCCCGGAGCATGAGAAGATGCTGTGGAACCTGCCCGCGACAGGTTCGGCGTTCAAGAAAGTCTACTATGACCCGAGCCTTGGGCGTCAGGTGGCGGTGTTCATTCCCGCCGAGGATGTGGTGCTGCCCTACGGCGTGTCCGACATCTATATGTGCCACCGCGTCACTCACGTGATGCGTAAAACCAAGAATGAAATCAAGAAGTTGCAGCAGGCTGGGTTCTACCGGGACATTGACCTGCCCGACCCTGACAAGAACCGCAGTGATATAAAGAAGGCAAAAGACAGCGAGACGGGATTCAGCGACATCCATGATGAACGCTACACCCTGTACGAGGCGCACGCCGATCTCAGCCTTGACCCGGAGGATGAAGAAGGGATCGCCCTGCCGTATGTCGTGACGCTCATCAAGGGGTCAAACGATGTGCTGGCAATTCGCCGTAACTGGCGGGAAGACGATGATCTGCGTCTCAAGCGTCAGCACTTCGTCCACTATCAGTACATCCCCGGCTTTGGTTCGTATGGCTTCGGTCTGTTCCACCTGATCGGTAACTTCGCCAAGTCAGCTACCTCGCTGACCCGTCAGCTTGTGGACGCCGGTACGCTGTCTAACTTGCCGGGCGGACTGAAGTCCCGGAGCCTCAGGATCAAGGGAGATGACACGCCGATCTCCCCCGGTGAATTCCGGGACGTGGACGTAGGCTCAGGCACCATCCGGGACAGCATCCTGCCCCTTCCTTATAAAGAGCCTAGCCAGACCCTGCTTCAGTTGCTGGGTACCATCATTGAGGATGGGCGGCGGTTCGCCGCAACAGCCGATGTGAAGATCAGCGACATGGGGTCACAAGCCCCTGTCGGCACGACGCTGGCGATACT